TACATGTTGATGCGATGGTACTTAGAGAATCGACAGGCGGGTAAAAAGATTCTGCTGATTGTTCCTACAACATCTCTTGTAGAGCAGATGTACTCAGACTTCAAAGATTATGGGTTTGATGTTGACAATAATTGCCATAGAATCTACAGTGGCAAAGACAAAGAGACAGACAAAGATATAGTCATAACAACGTGGCAGTCCATCTATAAACTGCACCCTGTGTGGTTCCATGAATTTGGCTGTATCTTTGGTGATGAAGTGCACGGATTCAAATCGAAATCGCTCTCATCGATTATGAATAAGGCTGTAAACGCTGAGTATCGATTCGGCACAACGGGCACACTTGACGGCACACAAGTGCACAAATTGGTGCTTGAGGGTTTATTTGGTCCCGTTCATCGTGTGACTACAACGCATGAACTTCAACAGAAAGACACACTGGCTAAACTTGATATAGATATACTATTGCTTCAGTATTCTAAAGAACAGTGTAAAGAAATGGAGGGCAAGACCTATCAAGAAGAAATTGACTTCATCGTCTCAAACGAGCGACGAAACAAATTCATTTCAAACCTTGCGGTCGATCGGAACGGAAATACGTTGGTTTTATTTAACTTGGTGGATCGTCATGGCAAGGTGTTGCGGGATTTGATCGAAACAAAGTTAAAAGATGGACAAAGACTCTTTTACGTTTCTGGCGAAACCAAAACCAGCGACAGAGAACAGATCAGGAATATTGTGGAGAAGCAAAAGAATTCTATTATACTCGCTAGTCTGGGTACTTTCTCCACTGGCATTAACATCAAAAATATTCATAACATTATATTTGCGTCTCCTTCAAAAAGCCAGATCCGCGTCTTACAATCAATCGGAAGAGGATTAAGAAAATCTGATGACGGCACAGACACACATTTGTTTGACATTGCCGATGACTTACACTGGAAGTCACGAAAGAATTTCACACTGCTACATAGTGCTGAGAGAATTAAAATTTACAATAACGAAAAATTTCCTTACAAGATAACACAAATAGGTGTATAACATGCAATTCGAAAACCTAGCGCAGTTTAAGTTTAGTAACGGACAAGAAGTTGTGTGTGAAGTGATGGAGTGGCCACAGAATAAATCTGAAGATATCATTGTTAGAAATGCGATGTCGATCATTATGGGTGAAGATCAAGACGGCGATAGAGTTTACATGTTTCGACCATGGGCGCATTACTTAGAAGCGAACGATGAATATATTTTAGTAAATACTCTTCATGTTGTGAGTACAAATCGTCCAAGTGTACATCTTCAAGAAGAGTATAAGTATGCTGTGGGTGAAATGCATAAGCACAGAAAGCAAAGAGATTTAGCGGCAAAACAGCAAGAACTTGAAGCCTTTGAAAGATTGCAGAACGCCATGGTAAAAATGATTGAAAATGATTCTACTGGAATCTTATCAAACGTGCTACCATTTCCTAAGCGCAATGACATACTGCATTAGTATATTCTGTCGCCCTGCGCTGGGAAATAGATTTTAACACGATTTTTTTGATCTGTCAAGCTTTTTTTATAATTAATTTTAGTTTATAATGGTAACAACATGCAAACTGTGAGTACTGATTTATGAAAGAAAACAAACCACACTACGTCAACAATGCTCAGTTTTCTGAGGCTGTTGTCGAGTACGTAAGACACGCCAACGCTGAAGTTTCAGCAGGCAATCCCAAACCCATCGTGCCGCACTACGTTGCAGAATGTTTTCTGAAAATCGCAGAAGGCTTGTCTCATAAGGCCAACTTTGTGCGATACACGTATCGTGAAGAGATGGTCATGGACGCCGTAGAAAACTGTCTCAAAGCCATCGAGAACTACAATCTTGAAACTGCTACGCGAACAGGCAAGCCCAACGCATTCGCATACTTCACGCAGATTGCATGGTACGCATTTCTGCGCCGCATCGAGAAAGAGAAAAAGCAACAGGACGTTAAACTCAAGTTCATTGCTGAGGCAGACATTCAAGAGTTTCTAGATCACAGCGGTGAAATGGATCACAGTGATGATACCACATTCTCTTTCATTGAAGAATTGCGCTATCGAATTGACGCAGTGAAAGAAAGCGACCGAATGTTCAAAGAATATGCCTCAAAAGAAAAACGAAGACGTAAGGCTAAAACTGATTCAGACTTGACACAGTGGTTATAAATGGAGTATACTTGTATGTGGAAGTATGAGTGTAAGTCGGGCACGTACACAGAGACGAGCCTACTTGCTTTGTTATGGACTATCTTTACTCACCGTTTGCATCATCTGATCGAGGACGGTAAGTTTACGGACTAATATGAAAATAGCATTGCTGAACGATACGCATTGTGGCATCCGCAATTCATCGGATATCATGATGAAGTATCAAGAGAAATTCTATTCTGAAGTATTCTTTCCTTATCTGCTAGAGAACAACATCACCAAGATTCTACACCTTGGTGACTACTACGATAATCGAAAGTTTATCAACTTCAAAGCCCTTGAACACAATCGTAAAATCTTCCTTGAGAAGTTGCGTGAACATAAGATACACATGGACATCATTCCTGGTAACCATGACGTATTCTATAAGAACACGAACGATCTGAGTTCGCTGAAAGAACTACTCGGTCATTACATGGCTGAAGTTCGTATTATCGAAAAGCCAACTGTCGTTGAGTATGATGGTACGCCCGTTGCACTCGTGCCATGGATCAATGATGAGAACGAGGCAGAGACCGAAAAGTTTCTGAAGACGTGCAAAGCGTCTATCGTCGGCGCTCACTTAGAGTTAGAAGGCTTTGAGATGCAAGCAGGCATTCCATGTACGCATGGTATGAGTGCAGATGATTTCAAAAGATTTGACACAGTACTCACTGGTCACTTTCATACGAAATCGAATCACGGCAACATCCACTATCTTGGCTCACAGATGGAGTTCTTTTGGTCTGACGCACACGATCCGAAGTACTTTCACATCTTCGACACCAAGACTCGTGAACTGACACCTGTACAAAACACCGTCACACTCTTTCATCGGCTGTACTACGATGATACAGTAGAGAAGGCTGAGTACAAGTATCGTACGGGCAAACTGCCTGACATTACCGACAAGTTTGTCAAAGTGGTTGTGGCTAACAAGTCTAATCCAAAACTGTTTGAACACTGGCTTGATCGTATTCAATCGAAGCGTATCCATGAACTGAAGATCGCAGAGAACTTCGAAGAGTTCGTTGGCTCTTCTGTTGAAGATGATCGAGTATCTGTTGAATCGACTGAGCAACTACTGAGTAGTTACATCGATGCCGTTGAAACGCCTCTAGACAAGAATCACATCAAAAAACTTGTCCATGAGTTAATGATAGAAGCACAGACAGCAGATATCGTATAGAAACGCACCTGCCGTATTACCAGAGGTCTGGTGATGCTTGACACACTACTTTTCGGTATGATATAGTACACATATGATTAAATTTACAAATTTGCGTTACCGTAACTTTTTGTCTACGGGCGATCACTTTACTGACATTTCTTTAGATCGTGCTAGGTCTACTCTAGTCGTTGGACAAAACGGCGCTGGCAAATCGACAATGCTTGATGCGTTGTCGTTTGCCCTTTTTGGCAAAGCACATCGAAACATCAACAAGGGTCAACTGGTCAACTCGATCAACGGCAAAGCAATGGTCGTCGAGGTCGAGTTTAAAATTGGTCCGTCGAATTATAAGATCGTTCGTGGCGTCAAGCCCAACAAGTTCGAAATCTGGAAAGACGATGTGCTGATCAATCAAGACAGCCACAACAAAGAGTATCAGAAAATTCTTGAGCAGAACATTCTGAAACTAAATCACAAATCATTTCACCAGATTGTGGTGCTCGGCAGTTCATCTTTCATTCCGTTCATGCAACTACCTGCACAGCATCGCCGTGAGGTGATCGAAGACTTGCTTGACATCAACGTGTTCTCTAAGATGAACACCATTCTCAAAGAACGCATCTCTATTCTGCGAGAGCAAGAGCGAGCTAATAAAGTTGCGTTAGAACTGATTGAAGAAAAGATCAAGACGCAACGTGACTATGTTGCTAAACTAGAAAAACTCAGCCGAGAACAGAAGACTGAGCGTCTGAAAGAAATTGCTGTACTGCAAGAGTCTATCACAACTCTTGGTCTGGGACGTGTCTCCGTGTCTGAAGATCAGATGAAGAATCTGAAGAGTCAGATGGATGAGCTAAATAGTAAGATTCGTGAGGTCGAGAAGTTCGACACACAATTCTCTACGAAGCAAAAGGCACTGAACAAAGAGATTAAGTTTTATGAAAATAACTCCACTTGTCCCACCTGTGACCAAGGTATCGAGCCAGAGGTTAAGCAAGCAAAGACTGAAACAGCGGCTAGAAAGTGGGACGAATTCGAAGAAGCCAGACACCAAGCCGCAGCCCAAATCTCCTCACTCTCAGGTCGACATCGAAGTGTAGAAGAAAACATTGCGAAGATTCAAGAGCAGTTGAATCGTGAGTTTGAGATTAACACACAGATCGCACAGGCTCAAAAACGAATCGAGCAGTTACAGCGAGAGGTTGATAAAGTTGAGACCGAGACTGACTCTGTAGAAGATTCACTTTCGCAGTTAGAGATTTACACCAAAGAAGAGCAAGCCCTAACTAAAGACAGACGCCAACTGTCCGAAGAGGGCGCGTACAATACCGTCATTACAGAACTGCTGAAAGATACTGGCATCAAGACCAAGATCATCAAACAGTATTTGCCTGTGATTAACAATCTGGTCAACAAGTATCTGCAAGTGTTGGACTTCTTTGTGTCGTTTCATCTGGACGATACATTCAAAGAATCGATTCGGTCACGTTATCGTGATGACTTTTCTTACGACTCATTCAGTGAGGGTGAGAAACAGCGAATCGATTTGGCTTTGCTGTTTACATGGCGCATGGTCGCTAAGATGAAAAACAGCGTAGCCACGAATCTACTGATTCTTGACGAAACGTTTGATAGTAGTTTGGACGCAGACGGTGTGGATAATCTGTCGAAGATTCTTGAGACACTAGACGAAGACACCTGCGTATTTGTTATTTCACACAAAGGAGAAATGCTAGACGGTAAGTTTGATGAAAAGATCGAATTCGTTAAATCGAAAAACTTTAGTAAAGTCGCTTGACCTCAAGCGCAGAAAAGTGTATAATCTATTGAAATTAACGTGCATAAAAGTGCGAGGATATTATGGAACTAACTGAAAAGACGTTGACTGTTCTGAAGAACTATGCAACGATCAACCCTAACGTTGTCATCAACAACGGCAACGTGATCAAGACGATCTCTGAGGCTAAGAATGTTCTTAGTTCTGCTGAGGTTGATGTAGAATTTCCCAAGCAGGTCGGCATCTATGATCTGAGTGAATTTCTGAGCGTGTTGTCTCTCGTTGACTCGCCTCGCCTGGCGTTCGAAGACAACAACTTTTTGATCAGTGATGGTAGCGGGCGCACTCGTATCAAGTACTTTTACTCTGATATAGATATGCTTACTGTTCCCAGCAAAGACATTGTGATGCCAGAGTGTGAAGTATCGTTTGCTCTGGATCGCGAGACGTTGACTCGTGTGAAGCGAGCGGCATCTGTTCTCGGTCACACTGAGATGTCTCTATCTGTTGTGAACGATGTTCTACAATTGTCTGTGATTGATCAGAACGACAAAACTTCTAACGTGTTCTCTATCGATGTTGATGGTGAATACAAAGATCCTAATTTCAACTTCGTATTCAACATTGCGAACTTGAAGATGGTTGATGATGATTATCGCGTCGATATCTCATCTAAATTGATTTCTCATTTTGTCAATGAGATTAGCGGTATCCAATACTGGGTAGCACTTGAAAAAACTAGCACTTACGGAGAATAATGCTATGGCTAAGAATGAAACGAACGAAAGCGTCGAGCAACTGATGGAACTCGCTAATCGCGTGACCCGCAGTACTGTCGCTGTAATTGATACCGTGACCGGACGTGGTGGTTTTCGCGGTGAAGAACTCTCGACGATTGGTCAGTTGCGAGATCAATCTATTCAACTGATCCAGCTTGTTGAACAAATGCAAGGTGAATCTGGCGAATAAATCTGATATAATGCTCCTATGAAAAAGCTGTGGACTATCTGGAAGTATGCAATCGGTAGTTTCAGTGATGACAAGACTGCTGACTATGATAATCATGTCGCGGTCATCCGAACGCTTGTTGTTGTAATTAATGTGGTATGTGCCTGTATGATTATGGCAAACATCGTTCACAATTGGTAACTTTATTATGGTGCGGAGTAATTTATGTCTAAAGATTTTCTCTGGGTTGAGAAGTATCGTCCTCGCAAGGTAGAAGATTCTATTCTACCAAAAAAACTGAAAGATGTTTTTACAAAGATCGTGCAGTCTGGTGAATTGCCCAACATGCTTTTCACCGGCACTGCTGGTCTTGGTAAGACTACCGTAGCACGAGCAATCTGTGACGAACTTGGCTATGACTACATTGTCATCAATGGTTCTGAAGAGGGCAACATCGATACGCTACGTGGCAAAATCAAGCGTTTTGCATCCTCCGTCTCTCTAGGTGGCGATGTTAAGGTCGTCATTCTAGATGAGGCTGATTATCTAAATCCTCAATCGACACAGCCCGCTCTTCGTGGATTCATCGAAGAGTTTTCTGATAACTGTCGATTCATTTTGACTTGCAACTTCAAGAATCGAATCATCGAGCCGCTACACTCTCGATGTGGCGTGTATGAATTTAATACGACTAAGAAAGAAATGCAGACTCTCTGTGCTGATTTCTTTGTGCGATTGATTCACATCCTTGAGTCTGAGCAAGTCGCATTTAACAAAGACCTACTTGCGCAACTGATTATGAAGTACGCCCCTGACTGGCGGCGTGTGATCAACGAGTGCCAGCGATACTCGATTGGTGGTCAACTAGAATCTACAGTTCTCAACAATGACGCAAGTGGCAACTACGATTCTCTTTTCAAGTCTCTCAAAGACAAAGACTTTAAAAAGATGCGTAGTTGGGTCGCTCAGAACGTAGACGTTGATGTGTCTGCAATCTTTCGTCAAATCTATGACAACATGTACGAGAAAGTGGACGCATCTTCGATTCCACAACTGGTGTTGATTCTTGCTGACTACCAGTACAAGAATGCCTTCGTTGCTGACCACGAGTTGAACATCGTTGCATGTATGACTGAGATCATGGCAAACGTGGAGTTTAAGTGATGAATCCGTTTGACTATGTGACTGCTATTAATCATGGCAAGCAAGACATCATGGACGATGATTTGAAAGAGAAAGCCTATAACTCTTTTCTGACGAATCGATCACTGAGTTATTTTCCTGATACCGTTGCCGCGGCTAACGTTATGAATCAGTTTCACCACTTGGATAACAAGTTACAATTTCATTTTTTACTAAATATAGTAAGAAAGCGAAAGCGATTCTCTAAGTGGGAGAAACAAGAGACTTTCGATGACGTGGAAGCGGTAAAGGAGTATTATGGATACAGCAACGAAAAAGCACGTTCGGCTTTATCCCTCCTTTCACCTGATCAAATTAATGAAATAAGAACAAGGATCTACAAAGGTGGAAGAAAATAGAATTTGGAAACCAGCAGATATGCTGGAAGTGACGTTGAACGAACCTGACGATTTTCTCAAGGTTCGCGAGACTCTGACAAGAATGGGTGTAGCATCTCGACGTGAAAACAAACTGTTTCAGTCATGCCATATCTTGCACAAGCAAGGTCGATACTTTATCGTGCACTTCAAAGAGTTGTTTCTGCTTGACGGCAAGAAGTCTAATCTAGAAGAGGCTGATGTTCTGAGACGAAACACCATCGCTACGTTACTAGCGGATTGGGGACTCGTGCAGATTGTCGATAAGGCTCAGGTAGCAGAGTGTGCGCCACTGCGACAAGTGAAGATCATTTCTCACAAGGATAAAGACCAGTGGGAGTTGTGTCCAAAGTATAACATCGGCAATAAGGCTTGACGCCCGAAGAGCATTATTATAGAATGAAAAAAATTTTCGGCGACAGACTACCCAATCCACACAACGAACCAAAGAAGTTTGAGTTTTACGTGAAGATGTATCGATACTACCATTTTAGTAGAGATGGTAAGAATCACTGGGTTGCCTAATGAAGCGTATCATTATACTAACCCTTTTGCTGGGGGCAAATGCTTATGCGGCAAAACCCAGTATCTTTCAACAGCACATGGATTTGTGTCTTGAAACTATTGAGAGCGAGTGGTATACAAAACGAATACAATTGTCAGAGGTAGAAAAGACTTCTAAGACTAGCCGGCTTGTGGCTTTAAGATGTGAACCACCTGCTTGTGCAAAACCGTTTTCTTGGTTTGGATACGATGTGAAAGACAATGCTTTCTCCACCAAGATTACTAACATGTGGTGTAGCATCAAAGATGGAGAAGAGCCTGTCTTATCAGATTACAGAGATGTGGGCTGGGAATCACCTAGCTCCGAGCAATAGACTCGACCTGACAAGTCTTCTTGCGTGAAAACTTGATTGGTGTTCCTTCTCTGACTTGACGCGAACGAATTCGAAACTCAGTAATTTCTTCAACGTCATACTTGCAGTCTGTTTTGATAGTGTACTTATTACCTTGCTTGTCTTTGATCTGAATTGTGTCTTGAGACGTATCAAACTTAACAATCGGAGTAAGATTGGCAGTGACAACACTCTCATTAGCGAATGAGATTAGCGGTAACATAAGTAGTACGAGGATGATGTTTTTCATATTTGCCTCCAGTCGCCTCACGGCGTAGGTATTGTTACATTTTTATTACACTGTATATACCTTATATATAGGTTTTTGGACTTAGACCATGAAAAAAGATGACAATCTTCTTGTGAAAATCAACAAGGAAGATAAGAAAGAATTTATCGCGCTGTGTAAAGAATTGGATACAAGCGCATCTCGTGAAGTTAGACACTTCATAAAAAATTTTATACAAGAGAACCAAAAGCAAACTTCTCGCGTATAAATAACCGCGTGATGCCTTTATAGGGTCACATATACAACACAA